CCGCCCGCTCGGCCTTCACATCCTGCTTCAGCCGCTCCAATTCCGTCCGCTGCCGCTCCAGGTGCTGCTCAAGGAGGTGATAGCGCTCCCGTAGGGCCTGATCCTGGTCCTTTTCCCGCGAGGCCGCCGCGGCGAACATCTTCCGCTGGTCTTCGGTGAGAGGTTTGCCGTGCACTTCTCCGTCCTCCAAAATCTGTTTGGCCTTCTCCGGATCAATCTTGTCCGAAGGTTGCTGCTGGAGTTTTTCGGTCGGCTCTTGACCCGCCTGATTCGAGGCGGCCTGCTCCTCGGCCATCTTCCGCTTGCTCCACTGGACCCAGTCCAGTTGCTCGAGGGCCTGAATGATTTCCTGAACGAGTTCTTCGTTGGCCATCGTGTATCTCTCCTTCTTGTGCGTGGTCGAAGGGACGTATGTGTTGCTCGCGGCCGGCAGGACCGCGGCGTAGCGCTCCACCAGGGTCGAGCCATCCCGCTCCTGATAAAGCAGGGTCAGGCCCATATCGAGCCGCGGCGGTTCCGCCCCCAAGAGGGCGATCGGATCGAGGTGCGTCTGCCGCAGGTCCTCCACGAGGCGGAACTCCGGGCTCCGCCGGGGATATTTCTTGAGGATGTCCTGGTATTCCTTGAAGATGTGGAAGTCGGCCAAAATCGCCGGTTTGCCAGCAAATTCGCCCAAACGGAACGGTCCGGCAAATCCCACGACCTCCGGCGGCGGCCGGTCGTCTCCCGGAGGCGGCGTGTGCCCGAGCGTGATCACGGCATAATCGCCGGTTTCCTCGATCCGCCGGTTGCAGTTGGCCACGATCGCCGCCAGATCCTCCGGTCCGAAGGTCACCGTCCGCCCGTCGGAAAGGGTGGCCTGATGGGCCACAAACACCGGCACGTCGCGGACGTTGAGAAACTCCTCCTCGGGAAAACTCTTCGGTTGGGCAATCTCCAGAAAACTCACCATAACCCGAATATAATCGCCACCTCTGGCAAAACCGGGACAGAGGGATTAATCAAGCCCCAAGAGCGGTCGCAACCCCGGCCGGGCCGGCTTCACGACCTTGAAGACCTGGACGACCTCGAAGGGCAATTTCGAGGTGATCCACTGGCCTTCATGAAACACAGTTCGAGGCCGAAAAACCTCGGCGATGTATTTCTTGCCGGTCTTCGGCCCACGGATCGTGGTCAAGGCCGCCTGCCGCGGCACATACCCGCCCGTGATGCCGGCCAGGAAGTAGTGCTTCTTGTGCCCAGACACGGTGCCCCGTTCGCGGAGATTGTCCCAGACCCAATTCCCCTTGGAAGGGGCCTGGAGGAACGCCAAAAACTCCTCCGGCCAGACGTCCCGATAACCGTAAACACTCCCCGGAAAACGGACGATCTGCCCCTGACGGACCGTCTCCACCCAGAACCGCACATAGAGGATGTGCTGATCCAGGTCGTAGCCGATGGAATGGACGTTGCTTGAGGCGACCTCGACCATCTCCCCGGTCACGATCGGGTGATCGACGGGAAATTCCCGCGGCGGCCCGAACCGCATCGGGACCATGACCGTCCCCGCATCGGGCAGCTTGACCTCCCGCCGCTCCTCGACCCGCTCCTCGATCTGGGCACTCTTTGCCACGGAGGGGCCCAGCCCAAATTCCGGTTGCCGTAAGAGCAGATCGGCATGCTCCCGCAAGAAATAGTAGGCCGCCCAGATCGCCCGCTCCCGTTCCTCCTGCGGGAGTTTCATCTCCTTGGGCGGGAGGACCTCAAAACCGAAGGCCCGCAGGAAATTCATCGCGTCCAGGGCCGAGAGGCGAAATCCCGCGGCCTCGAAGGGAACTTTGCCCAAGGGGGTGAAAAGCGACTCCAGGAGCGTCCCCACCGGCCCCATCGATCGCAGGAACTGTTTGACGAGCGTCCACTCCGAGCGGCCGGCATACCGCTCGATGGCCCCGGCGATCTCCCAGACACTCGTCCCCCGCAGCTCCCGCAGACCGGCCCCCCGGGCCAACTGTTCCATCAACCGCCACGGATCGGCCACCGGTCGGGTCCGCACCGTCTGGAGGAAAAACCCCAGCGGCGAGCGGCGGAAACTCTCTTCAAGTTCCCGCTGCAAGGCGACGTCCGCCCGACGAAAGAGTTTTCCGGCGTCAAAGGCCATTTCAGGTCTCCTTTCCCCCGATCCTATCACAGCTCAGGGACGCTTCCGGGACGGAACGTTTCCCGCTCCAGGGCCGAAGGTGGAGCGACCACCGACTGCAAGATCAGCCGCAGGGCCATCTCCAGGGCATCCGGGCCGTCGTCATGCTCGGCCAGGGGAAAGTCTTCCAGCTCTTCGACAAGGAGGCGGCAACCGGGATTGCGGCGGAAGCGAAGCTCACGATTGGCCAGATAGGGTCCGATCCGCCGAATTCGCATGAGCTTATTCTCCGTGTTATGGATCGGCCAGACGGGAATTCGCAATCCCAGCCGAGAGAGGCTTTCCCGCTCCAGTTGCCGCTCGAGAAAGCCGTGGTACTGGTTGGATTCCACGACCATCCACCGCGGTCGATAGACCTCGTAGAGCTGCAAGGCCCGGCGGATCGTATCCTCCGGAGTTCTCGGCTGGATGTCGGCATCGACAAACAGCAGCCCCCGGTCCTGCGCCACGCCCACCGCCACGATCGCCGTATCGTCGCCTGGCAGATCGGCCCGTCCCCGCGACGGATCGATCGCCACCAACCACCAATCGGCCGGCGGCGGCCAGCGGTCTTCTTCGATCCACAGCCAATCGCCAAAGTAGGCCGGCGGCCACTCCGTCCCGGCCGCCTCCGCCGGGTCCTGTTGGTAGAGGGCGGCAAAGGCCCGCAGGTCCTGCCGCCTCGTCCGCTCCAGGGCCTCGGCATCCAAAAAGGCCGGCCAAAGGGCCTCCCCGGCGGTTCGTGGATCCTCCGGGTGCCGCCGATCCTCCCTGGCCAAGGCTGGAAGCTCAATCACGTCCCACTGATCGGCGTCCTCTTGTCGCAACAAGCGCCCGACCAAATCGTCCTTGTGCCAGCGGGTCATGCAGAGGACGATCGCCGCCTCCCGCGACCTCCGCGTGAAAAAATCCGACGTGTACCACTCCCAAATCTTCTGCCGATAGATCGGGCTTTCCGCCTCTTCGCGGTTCTTGATGGGATCATCGATGATTCCCAAATCAAAGCGAAGGCCGGTGATGGCACCGCCCACACCGGCCGCCCGGAAATAGCCGCCCTGGGGGAGCTCCCAATAATCGTCGGTCCGCTTGAAGCGGCCCGCCAACCGCCGCTCCGCCGCCGGTAGGATGACATCCGGAAAGACCGCCCGATAATCGGCCGATTCGATGATCCGCTGGATGTCCCGACTGTGGGCCTCGGCCAACGTCGCCGTGTGCGTGCAGGCGATGATCCGCGTCTGCCGATTTTTTCCCAAGACCCAGGCCGGAAACCGCCGACACACTAATTCGCTCTTGCCGTGCTGAGGCGGCATACAGACGATCAGTCGCCGTAAGTTGCCTGTCACCAACTCCTGGAGTTTGCTGGCCAGCAGGCGATGGTGCCAATTGACCTCGTAATCGGGCTTAGTGAAGAGCGTGAAGGCTAACAGATCACGGCGGGCCTCTCGCAGGGCCTTTTCCCGCAACAGAAGGGCCAGCCGCTGTTTGTCAATCGCAGATTTTCCGGTAGCGGCGGATTTCTTCGTCGAGTTCATCATCGGACATCTGCCAGACCGCCATCATGCCCATTCCGCCGGCCGCCTGAATTTCGACCCGCTGCCGATTGAAGACCTCCGGTTTAAGTCCCTTGAGAAGAAACTCCAAGAGCCGGTCACTCCCAGCCAAGGCCCGCCGGAACGCCTCGTCGAGGAGTAGGTCCGTCAACCGTTCCTGGACCTGGGCAAAAGCCTGGACATAAGCCGGAGACGTCTGAAGCCACTCGTAATGACTTGTTCGGTTGACGTTCGCCACTCGGGCGGCCTCGCTGAGGACGCCACAATCCCGATAGGCCTTCAGGAACGCGGCCTGTTTCGGAGTGAGAATCGCGGAATTTTCGGGTTGTTCCGTGGCCCGTGACGATGATTTTCGTTTCGGAGGAGACGTTCCCTTTTTGGCCATCGTCAACTCGACAACCAGGCTGAAAGCGTCTGGGCCACCAGAAGGACCAGAAATCCGGCAATCGCCGAACTGAGGTAAAGAATGGCCGAGACCTTGGTGCAGAGCCCCGTCGATCCGTTACCGAAGAGGGTCTTCTCCGCCCGGTCCAGCCGCCGCTGGTGATCGGCATAGATGATTCGGATCTCAGCGATCCCGGCTTGAATATCAGCCAATTGCTCGTGAAACTGCTCCCGTTGCTGAAGCAGTTCCTTTTGCAATCCCTGGATGTCGCGTTGCACTTGTTCCAAGATGGCCTCCATCTCACCAATCCCCTTGCGGATCGACCACCCCGCGGACGGCCCAGCCGTCCACGAAGGGACTGGACCCGAAATAACTCTCCGGGACCACCGCGAAGCCCCCCTGGCCCCAGTCCTTGCCCCAACTGTTGACGACCTTGACGCCCCATGTTTGCCGGGTGCGGTGATAGAGGAGTCCCACACCGCACATAGCATGGCCCCCACCCCCGCCGCGATAGTCGGCCAACCAACCGTCGGCCTGGACCTTAAACTTCCAGCCCACCAGGATGCCCAGATTCACGGGGAACCCCAGCAAAATCGCCGACGCCAAATGATCGAAACTCGGGCAGTCGAAGGCCTCCAGAATCCGGAACTTTTTGGCCTCCTCCTTCCAGGTGGCGGGCCAAGACCGCTGCCGCCACTGGAGCTCCGGCACCGTGGCCGCGGTGCAGACTCCCTCTTTCTCTAGGGCCTGGATCGCATCGGAGAGGACACTCCCGCCGTCCACGCCGCCGTTGATCCGACCGTAGAGGTTGCCCGGACTCAACGGGACGTGCGGCAACCCCGCCTCGAACCGCAAGACGTGGAGCGTCTGGACGGCGGCAAAGGCGTTGCAGGCGTTCGTCCCATCCTGATCGAGGACCTCCGGAACGAGGTGGGACAAATCGATCTCAGCCCACTCGTCCCGTGGAATGAGGCGGATTTCGGGCCGGGCGGGATCAGACCCGAGGATCGGGTAAACCGCCCCCGGGTGGAGCAGCCGCGGATGACAGCCGAGATGATACTCGCGTCCCTCAATCGTGACGGTCAGCACACTCATCGAAAGATCCTCCAGCGGCGGGTCGTCGGTTGAGGTGTCGGGGGACACTGCCCGGTCGGACAGGACTGTTCCCGGTTGGGCTGCGGCTGGATCCCGGGTGACGGTGGGCCCGCCTCCTTAGTCGGACCCACCACCAACCCGAAGCGACTGAGAAGGGCAGCAAACGACGAGGCGTCAGGAGGGGCGGCTCCGGCATAAAGCTCCTTCCCGTCCTGGAGAATAAAGACCCGTGGCAGACCGGCGGCCCGGGCTGCGGTGATGTAGGCCGCCAAATCCCCGGGGGACTCTCCTGTTTCGTCCACCACATCGTCATCCACGATCCGGAGTTGCCAGCCGGCCACTTGGATCGCCTGCCGAATCTCCTTGTTGACAATCGCCGCCGCCTGCCCCGGAGAACGGTCCGCGGATTCCTCAATCCAGAGGACGACCTTCGGCCCGGGGATCGGCTGCGGCTCAGGCTCCGGCTTCGGACCAGGTCCAAACGGCCAGGAAAACTCCTCCACAATCAGTCGCTCCCCGATCAAGGCCGCCACGATGATTTCCGGCTGACCGGAGCGATCAAAGACTTTCCAGGTTTGTTTCTCGGCGCCGGCCACCCGCACCGCAAGATGATCACCCCCGGACAGCTCAAATCCGAGCTCCCCGGCTGAGGCGGAACCGGTCAGACCGACCGCCAGCCCCCAGGCAATGAGCAAACGGATCATGATTCACCTCATGCGGCTTCGATCTCTTTGGCCTTGGCGTCGGCCACCCCGAAGATCAAGACCCCCACGATCTGGAGGACATCGGCCGCCTCCTTGGCGATCCGCACCGCCTCCAAGGGTGTGATCCGCCCGTCTTCGCGGGCGTCCTGGATCGCTTTCTTGAGTTCCACCAATTCTTTGACAAGGTCCATTGCCTGTTTCTCCATTTTGCTAAATCGTGTCTTCCAGGCCCGCCTCTTGTGCGGCGGCGCCGTCTCCAAATAACAGGCCAGACAAGGCAGCCTCACCAGCCGGCGACACCGAGGACATCGGCCAATCGGGCCCGATCCCGGCAGGACCTCACGGCCACTCTCGAGGATGCGTGTCACCGCACTCCGCGACAGACCGGTGATCGCGGCGATTTGCCGGATTGAGGCCCCGGTCTCACGGAGCTTCCAGACCCAATCCCGATAGGCCTGTGAGACTGCCATGTCTCGATTTTACGCCCCCCCTTTCCCAAAACCGGGACAATCGCCGCCGTGAAGAACCTCCAAGGCCCGGAAATACCAGGTGGCCACCGCCCCCAAATCCCGGATCTGGCAGAGGACCATGGCCGGCGGACCGGGAATCACGACCAGGGGGATGCGGGCGCCGCACCGCTCATCCGCAAATCGCAAGGCCTCGTCGGCTTGAGACACGTCCTCCCGCTGACAGAAACAGAGATCGGACAACGCCGAACCGGGATCCCGGCCCGAGGCCTCGGGGAGATTGAGGATCAGCCGCAAGGCCCGCCGCACACAAGGGTGCAGAACATTCCAATCGGATACCAAGCATGGCATCAGCGTGGTGGTGGTCGTCGTCATCATCAACCCTTACGACGTAGAGTTAGAATCAATAATCCGTTCTTCATCGTCCCCGTTTTTCGGAAGCCTGCCCGAAGAAAACAATAGCCTGGTACTGCCGATTTTATCTTGCGCGGATTGACGAATGTGAAAATATCTGATTCGTGCAGCCATCGCGCAAAGGCCATCTGGCATGCCTGACGCAGAATCTGCGATGCTTTGCGAGATGATTCATTCCGAAAGACCGCAAGATAGATCCCGCGGCAGCCGGCAATGGCACGCCCAGACCGGCGAAAACCAATCAGGCAGGTCCACGATGGATCAGTCAATAGCAAATACTGCCCAGGCCCCATGAGCTTAAGCGGCTTTCGTCCATCGCGATAGCGGCGGGCCGAATAATGCCGGTTGTAAAGTTCCCGCGCCTCCGGCGTCCCGTCGCGAATGCAAATCAAATCGTCGATCGGTAGGAATAACTGCTTAATCATCGTATTCCTACCCATTGGTCTTTCTTATCGCGCATCAATCTTGATCACCCTGTTTGCCTTGCGATGACTTGACCAGCGACAGGCGATCACCAAAGCCCCGTCCTGCAGCCGATCCACAATCGCCGCCCCCAGCCGTTCGTCAGCCTCCTGCGAACTGGCCACGTTGAGCGAAGCCCATGTCACCAGGCCTCGACTCCAACGCCAATCGACCAGCTCGTACAGGATTGACGCCTGATAGGGAGTCAGGACCCCAATCGGCGGCAACGGATCGGAAAGGATCAAGACCGGCCAATACTTGAGCGAATCGATCTTGGCCGACTCTTCCCCCGCCGCCATCGCATCCCGCATCAGCCGAAATAATTCCGGGCCGCAGACCCGCTTGACCCCCAAACCTGATGCCGCCGCCAGTTTGCCCAGGGCGATGAGGAGATGGTCCTTGCCGGTCCCGGCCGGGCCGTAAAGCACGACCCCTTGCCCCTGGTCGATCCGCTCCCGGAGATTCGCGGCATATTCCCGGATCGCCTTCAAGGCTAGCATCGCCCAATCATTGGGGGGATCAAAGTTCTCCAACGTCGCATCCCGATGCCGAGGCCCCAATTGGGCCAGAAACCGCTCCAGCGGGCCCGGCGCCCGGGGAGGTTCCCAGGAGGGCATCCGATCTGGCGGCGGCAAATGCTCGACGACCTCACGAACCACATCCATCAACCGCACCGGTTCCCCGTCACCAGCCGCGGCTGGCGATGGTGGCATCGTCCGGGTGCCGTTGCCCCGGTCCGGCGGCCCAGTTCGTCCGTTCTCGTGCATCATGACCTCCTTTCTGCGGTAAAAAGCAGCCCTGATACCCCTGGGCGATCGAGTGGCGGACGGCCTCGACGATCGCCGCCCCGTGCTCCCTCAACAGCAGCGAAATCTGCTTTTCCGGATCGCGGTAGCGCTTGCCGATCTTCCGTCGGTATGCGAGCCATTCCAAGATGGCATCACGAACAGCCGGCGTGTCGCACCCATCCGGAAACACCACCCGCGACCAGTCGAGGGTTTCCCCCCCGCATTTTTGCGGGGGGGATTTATTTAAGGGGGGGTTATTATTTTTCTCTTCTCTTCTTTCCTCTTCTGTGGTCACGCTTTTGTCACGCTGCGAGCGTGACAGATGCGTGACAGATTCGCAACAATCGCGTGACAGAACCGTGACGTGAGCGTGGCATGGTCCGTGTCGCCCGTGTCTGAGCCGCGATTGCCTTTCTCGCTCCTGCAACCGCCGCTTCGCGCTGCGAGATAGCCACCGCTCGAAATTGGGGATCACCAACCCGGTCTCGTCCTGGATCAACCAGCCGACGCCTAACAGAGCGTCCAGAAAACGGCGATCAAAGCAATGGATGCTGGCCAGATCATCCACGCTCAGACCGTCGATCCTGCCGTCCGCCGACTCGGCCGCCACCCAAACCCAAAACTCGAGCAGACGACCCACAACCTCATAGCGTGACCATTTCGTACGCGCGGCGATAATTGCCACTTCACGCCTGTGCAACAGGTCGACCGACATCGGAATCCAATCGCCAGCCATGCCATTATCCCTATCCTTGGTCGCTGGTCCTCAACCGGGTTCCCGTAAGCCGGACGTTCCGGGTAGGGCGCGCCGGAATCTTCCTCACACTCCAAGAAATCTTCGCAGCCATTTCACGGGCGACGGCAACGCCGCCTCCGCCCGCCGCTCTAAGGTGTCGAGCAGCGACTCCGCGATATAGAGCGGGATCTCGCCGTCCTCGACCAAGCCATAGGCCCAATTGGCCCAGATCCTGATGGCCTCCCGTTGTGTGGCCATCCCAGTCCGCATCCCCAGGATGAAGTCGTCCTTCCTTCCCCGGACCGTGACGATCGTGTATCCTTTCCTGACTTCAATCGCATATGCTGCCATGCCGAAGACTCCTTCATCACACACGTCACAACAACCGCGGTTGCTCCGCCGCTGTGGGTTTGAGGAGTTTATCCACCTTCCGTTCCGCCGCCTGGGCCTCCCGCAAGGCCGAAATCGCCTTGGTCTGAAAATACGCCCGCTGGGCCTGACGCATCCGCGATACGGCATCCCGCAAGGCCTCGAACTCGGTTTGCAACCGGCGCAAACGGCAGCGGTAACACTGGCCGCAACGTCCGTCATCGCAAATGGTTATCGTTTTGCTCATGGGTGACACATCCTTTGGTCTCTAATTCATTCCGTAAGACCAGAACCGAGCGTGGTGCCATAATCGCCAGTTTGACCGCCGATTTGACCCTCACGACCTTCACCACAATCCGCCCATCCCTGGTGTCGATCAGCAGTTTCTCGCCTTCCCGCCGGCTCAAAACGAGGTTCCCCATGGCATACTCCTTCCGTGTTTCAGTCGTCAGACTCCTGCGCATCCAACTTGCCAAACAGAATCCGAAGTTCGCTTTGGGCCCGGTCGAGACGTTCTTTCGCACTCTTGACGGCCTCTTTCAGTTCGGCCAGGTTCTCTTCCGCCGCTTGCAGCTCCCGGTAGGCCTCCATCAGGTCACTCAAGGTGACCTCGTCATCCTTCACCATGATCGTTCTTGTCATTGGACCCTCCTGTTTCACGACGTTGACGTGCCAACTCACGTTTTCGCTTGACCGCCAAATTAAAGAGCTCCGTTTTTTCCATGTGATCGAGCCGGTCATCTTCACGAATGGCCTGGATCACGCCATCGATCCCGTCCGGGGCCGCCGTCTCGATCGACCTCAGATATTGACTGGCCAGGTCGCCCAATTCGTGGTTGGCCGCCTCAGTCGGGCTTCCGGCCGCAGCTTGCGGGTTGTCGGCTGCGGCCGATTCGCCCGACCTGGAAAACTGGTGCGGCAGATACTTCGCTAGCCGCTTGATGACCGTTTTTCTGGCCATTTCCCCCCAATCCGTCTCCCAGGGGCTGTTCTCGTTGCCGAAGGAACCACCCCGTTCGGCGTTGGCCTCGATTTCGGCCTTCGTCATCCACTCCACCAGCGGCCGGTCGAAATCCTTAAACCAGGCGATGGCGTAGGCCCCGATCGGTTCGCCCGGCTCCGCCGCAATGGCCGGACGATGCTCCACAATCCGCCCTTCGGGATCGCCGAACCGCAATTCGAACTGATCACCCTTGCGAACCGTTCTGGCCTCGATGTGGGAAATCCGGGGGTTACTGAGCATGATACGGAGGATCGCCCGATAATCCGGGACAAAGACGGCCCGGTATCCCCCGCCTTTGGTTTTCCGTGGGATCAATGTCCCCTCGTTGGAAAGCCCGCTCGGGTCCAGGCCCATGGCCACCGCCTCGGCCACGGCTTCGAGGATCGAGGGCACGGAGCAATTGGCCAGATCTCCGTCACGATTGATGACGTAGATGACGTTCTCAACGATCTCCTCGACGGGCGTGCCCGCCTGGGCAATCGCCCGCAGACGCGGCAGAAGTTCGCGCAGTCGGATGGCAATCGGCGTCATTGGCTTGTCTCCGGTTGCTCCTGATTCCTAAGTTCACGGCCATAGGCCACACACAAGGCTTTTAAGGCCTCGTCCAGTTTTGCGTGGGGCACCGGTCCGTATTTGGCGTAAAACTCCGCCACCGTTCGGCCCCGATCAACGATGGCGCACAACTCAGTGAACGCCTGGCTCAGCCATTGGCAATGACGCTCCAGGACCTCCTTATAGGCCCGATGGGCCTCCAAAAGCGTTTCCACGGGCCGACGTTTCCCAACGAACGGCGTGAGGGCCAAAAAGCTGATCTCCCGAATGAGTTCGGCCTGTAAACTCTCCAGAGGGCCGACATCGAGGACCTCCTGAAAAAGTTCGGCTTCATCGCGTTTTGACTTATTCCTGTTCCGTGTTGGCATCGCCAAGTTCCTTAGTTTTTATGTCTCCTCGGGGAACCTCGTTTTGAGCCGGCGGGAAGGCGAGAAACTGCTGATCGACACCAGGGATGGGCGGATTGTGGTGGGCGTCCAAGTCCCAAGCGTCACCCCAGCAATCACACTCATACACCCAGATCGTGAGTTCGCCGTTCTCTTCTCGTTCGGTCGTGTATCCAAGCTCATGCCCACATGTGGCGCAGCGGCAAACGTCACCGCAGATTTTTTGGTTTGCGTTCATTTCATCGTTCATCCGGTTGTAGCAATGCAGGCATGGTTTAACGCGGATCTCAATCGCTGGGTATTTATCCACCACTTCCGTAACGGTGAGTTTGCATGAGCATCCGTCGCAAACGCAAATTGGCTGACAAATCATGACAAATCGACTCCAGTTAACAGGTTGGGGAAACATGGCCCGGGGCGGCCTCTTGCCGTCGCCCGGGCCGGGGTCCCACTCGACCTCCCTGCCGGCGTAACCGACCGTCCCCGGGCACGGACCGCCCGCGCCAGTTGCGGGGTGGCAAACCTTTGGCCGCCATACCGGTGACACACAAGAGGGAAGCGGCCTGGGGTTTAACGAAATGAAACGTTGATTTTCGGGACCACCGGCCGAATGGCTCCCAGCATTCTGGGGTCCACGTAATGCTTGATGGTAGTTTCCGGAGAAGCATGACCCGCCACTCTGGTGGCCATATTCAGATCGTTCACAGCGGTCCACGTAATACACGTTCGCCGCATCTTCTGAAAAAGCTGCCCGTGTAGTTGCTTCGGGGCTGGAATCCCTGCCCGATCGACAATTCGACGCAAGGCCCGATCGGGCCATTTTGGGTTGTACGGGTGTTCCCATACTTTTTCGCGGGGTGGCTCTTTGATTTCCTTTAACAGCACGGCCAAATCCCCGGGAATCGCGAAAGTCTGCTCGCGTTTGTTTTTGTTGGTTAACGCCTTGAGAAACCGGCCATTGAGGTCGACCTGAAACCAGTACACGTTCAAAAGGCCACTTAGCCTCAAGCCGGTGTAGTAGCTCGCCAGGAGAATAGACTGCCACCAGAGCCGGGCCGGAACGGAACCCACGTGACCATCCAGTTTCCCCACGTACTCGAAGAGTTTTTTGGTCTCTTCTAAGGTCCAGGCATCGGGGGTCCGCTTTTCCACTTGGATTCTTGGAAAGCGTGGCAAACGAGAAATTAGACCGCGTTGAAACGCCTCGTTGACAATCGCTTTCAAGACGACGAGATAGTGTTTCAGAGAATGCGATGACCGGCAGTGATTTCCCACGGTGGAAAGGTACCGCCCGATATGTTCTTCGCAGATATCGCCAACAAAGATGTCTCCGTTGGCCTCGATGAATCTCTTGATCACCCGCTTGATATCGTCGTGGTGTTTTTGCGACTGATGAGGCCGCAAGAGAGCGTACTGCTCCGCGAGATGAGACATCTTCATGGCGCCTTCTCCATGGGTGCACGGCGGCCTTTTGGGCTGCCTTGCCCCCTGAAGGCCACGGAGTCATGACAAGTCTTTCCCTATCGAAAGTATGCCATATTCCGCGCAGCGAGAGCGCACAATTTCCGCGCATAACACCATTCCAAATTGTGCCAATGCGGGCTACACGCCCAGTGTTTTGGTTGTGAGCACCCGCCAAGCCGCCTCAGAGGAGGCTCAGAAGATGCCCGGTGATTAATCCAACCGCCATTGTACAGATATCAGACCAATTGTCAATAACATACAAGTATGAAATTATCTGCGTATCAGGAAAAGAGTTGCGTATTCACGCGAGAACGAGGCCGCCCCACGCTCGAAGGCTCACGGAATTTGTCGGCTTCAGATTTCGGCACAACCCAGATCTTTTTCCCCATTTTTTGGCCGCGCATTATCCCAGACCGAAGCAGTCGGCAAACGTAGCCCTCGGTGACTCCAAGATACGATGCGACCTCCGAAACGGTAAGCATTACGTCGGGATTCTGCAGCGCCATACTCATACCCTCCATTGTACTGATAGACGACCAATTCGGCAATTCAAATGGCAGGCGTGGATAGGCTCACCGGGCACCGGAAGCCCCCCAGTCCTCGCGGAGCTGGGCACCTGCCATATACTTGGTGTTTTTCCGGAATATGCTAGAATCTTTCCTGAGGACCTAACATGACATCTCGATTCAGGAGACGAACCAATGGTGAAAGCCTTCCTGAAATCTCGCCTCTGCGACCCACCAGTGGATTGCACGCCGGCAAATATCAATTCCGATTTGTTAAAGCAGCCCATTCCTGGCGACAAAGTCTATCATGCCGCACTCGAGGCTTATAAAAGCCAAAATGTATCTTTTGTGTACGCATGTCCCCTGGATTCTAGATAAAACGAGAGAATGCTTAACATCTGTTGCTTAAACTGGGGTACTAGGATTCGAACCTAGCGCCACACGAAATCTCCATGAGTAGTTCGTGTGCACAAAAGGAGCATTAACGAATCAGTGCACCTGAGTTGGAGTCAGCACACACCCTATAGCCCGGTAGGGGGGGTGGGAGAGCGTGTTCGCACCCGCGACACACAGATCCACAGTCTGGTTCCCCTCAGGGAGAGCGGAAGCCAGAATTCGACCCCGCAACGCCCAGCTTGGGAAGCTAGCGCTCTAACCGACGGGGATCGGGGCCGAACCGACTGGCAGAGGAAGATAGGCCATTACGGGGCTTTCGGCTTTTGCGTGCTTACGAAAAGGCTTGCACTGACTGGGAAGACCACAACTCAGCACCTGTAAAACTTGATTGGCTTACGTGGTCTTGCGGATACACGGGAGTGCAAGGAAAAGGTGTTAGGGGGAAGTTGGGAAAAAGAAGAGGCTTCACTCAGGATTTTTCGGCGGCCAAAATACCCCCACGACAATCCAGGCCTTCTTCTGGTAAACGTTCCCTACAAAAAAGTAAGTATCTCTGTTTGGCCCGCACATCTCATCAAGAAATTTTGCTCGCACGTCTTTGAGAGCTTTTTCTTCCCCTTTTTTATCCCGTATTTTTCGGAAGAGCTGGTAGATTTCCCAGTCGAGAATCGTCTGTTGGTGGCCACGGCAGTTGCTGGCCTCGCAGCGATACCTGTATTTAAATTTCCACGGAATCTTTTCCAAAGGCTTTTGGCCGGGGCCAAAGAGTGTGAGTTGTTCAAACAGTTTCTGATACTTAGGCTCCCACGACGGCGAATCTTTTTCGATGACCAGGTCATGAACGATTTTTGGCTTTACAACGGCGAGAGACTGGCTGAGCGGCCCAGATTTTTGGAGACCGCACATCGTAGCCGGTGGATTGGCTAGCACAATTTTCTTGCGTGCGGACCAGTCGCGATCTGCGGGAAGATGAGAAACAGTCTCGATAGGTTTATCGGGGTCGGGGCGGTATGATTCCGGGCGTGGGTCATTTGAATGTTTAACGGCGACGACTTTGATCCATTCGTACTTACGAAACCACTGTGTGTATGGGCGATACCGATAGTTAATAGGGTAAAGGCGAATCCATTTTCCTTCTTCCGTCATCCCCGCAGTGCAGACAACCTCCTGATGGTGCTGCGATGGACGCGGGTAGGTCTTTACCAGCACAAGTACTTTCAATTCCCGCCAATTCTGTTCCATCCCGGAGCTCCCGAACTGTGATTCCGCTTATGGCATGGATGGACTGCGCGAGGACCCAACGGTGGCAATCCCGCGGGTTCATTTCATAGCACAATAACAGGAGATTATAGGTCTTCGCAATCGCAAGAAGGGAGAGCACGGCTTTTTCCGCATTAGGCAAGAGGACGGTTCGATAAAGCGAAAGCAACTCAACGCGGCGGCCTGGCAAGTAACTTTTTCTGATGCGAGCAGGAATTCCTAGCTCTGGAAAGTGCAAATATTCCAGACCATTAGCGGAGCACGTTTTGTCCAGTGATGCTTTGCAAAATTCTCGTCGCCGGGAAAAAGGATTGGCCCGAATATCGATAAGATGCGTAATCTGATTAACACCTATCACCTCGATAAGGTTTGGCAAGCTCATCCGCTCATATCCGGCTGTGAAGAGTATTCGCGAACTTCGCGTCTCGGAAGATGGTCGTTCGAAGCTGTGATTGATCATGGCGAACAACATCCATGTTTGCCCAAAGTGGGCGACAGTAACGGCACAACACTTCCAGCAAGCGGGCGACATCCGCCTGTGCAAAACTGTAGCACACAGCCACCAACCGCGCAATACCACCGTCGGGGGATATCAAGGTAGTGAGCGACGATTCTCGGCAGATCGATGGTCCCCCCAGCAGAAGCCGCGACTCACGGATCGGAATTGCACGCCACACAGGGGACATCTAGAATTTGGTGGATTGGGGAAAAGGGAGTTTTGACTAGAGCGGGAGTTCATTCCTGTTTGTTCGCAGGAGATCGCTGATATGATCACCGGAAAAGACAAGTGGGTGCTAAGTGCTCTCGCTATAGCACCTTTGGACCGTATTCGTTTGATGAAGGCGCTCTTCCGCCTATGGTGGCATTCAGGGAAGTCTATCCCAGATTTTTTTTCATTTAAGCCTTATCTTTACGGGCCGTGGAGTCCTGAGGTCTACGACTCCCTGGAAAGGCTCGAAAAGGAGGGATTCATAGTTCGGTTGCCTCACCCGGTTCCGGCTTGGTCAAAATATCATCTCACAGACCGTGGAAGACGCGCAATTCAGGGTGTGATTCCAACCATCAATCAATCGCATTTGGGTTTGCTGAAAAAGCTGACTCATGAAACAGCCAACCTTGGTTTCTACGAACTCCTGAAACTTGTTTACAATGAGTCCCCTGAGTTTGCCCAAAACTCGGTTGTAAGAGAG